GCATCAAGCTCCGACAGGTGGATTCACTGCCCGCCGTCGGTACGGCTTAGCGAGGGATTCGAGAACAAGGGAAGCGACTACGCATTGGAAGGCACCTGCGCTCATGCGCTCGCCGAGTATAAGCTCCGCAAGGCGCTCGGCTACCCGGCACGAGACCCTACCGAGGACCTCGCCTTCTACAACGAGGAGATGGAGGAAGCCACAGACGGCTACGTCGCCTACGTGCTGGAAAAGGTCGAAGCCGCAAGGCAGGTCTGCTCCGATCCGGTTGTTCTGGTCGAGCAGCGCGTGGACTACTCCCGCTGGGTGAGACAGGGCTTCGGCACATCCGACGCGCTCATCATCGCTGATGGCACGCTCCGGATCATCGATCTGAAGTACGGCACCGGCATCGCCGTGTCGGCGGAGGACAATCCTCAGCTCAAATGCTACTCGTTGGGTGCCTTGGAGCTGTTCGACGACATCTACGACATCGATTCGGTCGCCATGTCGATCTACCAGCCGAGACGGCAGAACGTCAGCGAATGGCAGATCAGCAAGAAGGACCTGCTCGCATGGGCGGACGAGGTTCTGAAGTCTATGGCGGAGCTAGCGTGGGACGGCAGGGGAGAATTCTCCTGCGGCTCGTGGTGCCGGTTCTGCAAGGCGAAGAACATCTGCCGGAAGCGTGCCGAGGAGAACCTGAAGCTCGCGCAGCACGAGTTCAAGCTGCCGCCGGAGCTCTCCGACGCGGAGATAGAGGTCATCCTCTCTCAGGTGGACGAGCTGGTCTCTTGGTCGTCCGACATCAAGGAGTACGCGCTTCAGCAGGCACTCTCCGGCAAGGAGTGGCACGGCTTCAAGCTCGTCGAAGGCAGGTCCGTCCGCAAGTACACCAACGAAACCGCCGTCGCCAAGACGGTCGAAGACGCCGGATTCGATCCATACGAGCGGAGGCTGCTCGGCATCACCGCCATGCAGAAGCTCCTCGGAAAGAACCGCTTCAATGAACTCCTGTCCGGCTACATCGAAAAGCCGCAGGGCAAACCGACACTCGTCCCGGACTCCGACAAGCGTCCGGCGATGAATACAGCAAAAAATGATTTTATGGAGGAAAACAATCATGAGTAAAACAACTATGCACAATCCGATGAAGGTTATCACTGGCCCGAGCACCCGCTGGTCCTACGCGAACGTGTGGGAGCCGAAGTCCATCAACGGCGGCACGCCCAAGTACAGCGTGAGCCTGATCATCCCTAAGTCCGACACCGTGACGGTCGCCAAGATCAAGGCAGCCATCGAAGCCGCCTACAAGGAGGGCGAAGCCAAGCTCAAGGGCAACAGCAAGTCCGTACCGGCGCTGTCCGCGATCAAGACGCCGCTTCGTGACGGCGACGCGGAGCGTCCGGACGACGAGGCCTACCGCGGCTCCTACTTCGTGAACGCGAATGCGACGACCGCTCCGGGCATCGTGGACGCGGATCTGAATCCGATCCTCTCCCGCAGCGAGGTGTACAGCGGCGTATACGGCAGAGCCAGCATCACGTTCTATGCATTCAACTCTTCCGGGAACCGCGGCATCGCCTGCGGTCTGAACAACCTGCAGAAGATCCGTGACGGCGAGCCGCTCGGCAGCAAGGCCAGCGCAGAATCCGACTTCGCGGACTTTCCTGAACTAAGGAGGCAAACCAATGGAAACCATTATGAACATGATTCTCTACATCATCTACGACCTGCTCGGTCTCAGCGGCATCGCGCTCCTGATCATCATCTCGGTCACGAGCGCCCGCTCCTACCGTGAGGACAAGGAGCTCAAGCTCCGTCAGGAGGAGCGCGACAAGGAGTACCACGAGCGCCGCATGAAGGAGCTCGAAGCGCACCGCGACTAAACCGTAACCCATACAGCTATTGGCGGGCGGCAGGGACGTATCTCTCTGCCGCCTTATTCGTGAATTGAGGTGAAAAATGTGAAGACTTTATCTTTGGATTTGGAGACGTTCAGCGACGTCGACCTCGGCAAATGCGGCGTCTACAAGTACTCCGAATCGCCCGCCTTCGAGATCCTCCTGTTCGGATACAGCGTAGACGGAGGCCCGGTGCAGGTCGTCGACCTTGCCTGCGGAGAACAGATCCCGGAGAACATCCTCGACGCACTCACCGACGACACGGTTCTCAAGTGGGCATTTAACGCGAACTTCGAACGCGTCTGCCTGTCACGCTACCTGCGGGATATGGGCTGGAGCCTTGACCCGTTCCATGACAATCATCCTCTGTCGACGGAGCCCGCGCGGTTCCTGAATCCGGAGGGCTGGCGCTGCTCGATGGTCTGGGCGGCGACAATGGGACTCCCGCTCAGCCTGAAGGGCGTCGGCGCTGTCCTGAACCTCGCTGATCAGAAGATGGACGAGGGCAAGGCGCTCATCCGATACTTCTCCGTTCCCTGCGCACCCACGAAGGCGAACGGCGGCAGGACCCGGAACCTGCCATCTGACGATCCTGTCAAATGGGCGACGTTCAAGAAGTACAACCAGCGCGACGTCGAGGTCGAAATGTCCATCCAGCGGAAGCTCCGGAACTTCCCGGTGCCGGACTTCGTGTGGGACGAGTACCACATCGACCAGGAAATCAACGACCGCGGCGTCCGCATCGACATGGATCTCGTGGAGAAGGCCATCGACATGGACACCCGCTCTCGCGGCGAACTTACCGAGAAGATGCAGGCGCTCACGAATCTGGAGAATCCGAACAGCGTCCAGCAGATGAAGCAATGGCTCTCCGACAACGGCATGGAGGTCGACAGCCTCGGCAAAAAGGCAGTCGCCGCACTCCTCAAAACCGCACCACCTGAGCTGGCGGAGGTGCTGGAGCTCCGGCAGCAGCTCGCGAAATCCAGTGTGAAGAAATACCAGACGATGCAGCGGGCAGTATGCGACGACAGCCGTGCAAGAGGCATGTTCATGTTCTACGGCGCGAACCGCACCGGGCGCTGGGCCGGTCGTCTCATCCAGCTGCAGAATCTGCCGCAGAACCATCTGCCTGACCTGGATGCCGCGCGGGCGCTCGTGAAGTCCGGCGACTACGAGGCCGTGAAGATGATCTACGAGGATGTCCCCGACACGCTCTCCCAGCTTATCCGCACCGCCTTCATCCCGAAGGACGGCTGCCGGTTCTACGTGGCGGACTTCTCCGCCATCGAAGCACGCGTCATCGCATGGTACGCAGGCGAACAGTGGAAATCCGACGCGTTCGCGAACGGCGAGGACATCTACTGCAGCACAGCAAGCCGCATGTTCCATAAGCCGGTCGTCAAGCACGGCGTCAACGGCGAGCTCCGCGCCAAGGGCAAGATCGCGGAACTGGCCTGTGGCTATGGTGGCTCGACCGGAGCGTTGAAGGCGATGGGCGCACTGGAGATGGGGCTCACGGAGGATGAGCTTCCGGACATTGTCTCCTCGTGGCGGGATGCAAACCAGCAGATCGTGAAATTCTGGTGGGATGTCGACAAGGCCGTCATGGCCGCCGTCAAGAACCACAAGACCACCCGGCTCGGAAAGCTCGTGTTCTTCTGGCAGGCGGGCATGCTGTTCATCACCCTGCCGTCCGGTCGGAACCTTGCTTATGTGAAGCCGAAGGTCGGCATGAACCGTTTCGGAGGCGAGTGCATCACCTATGAGGGCGTGGGCGGCACGAAGAAATGGGAGCGCCTCGAATCATACGGCCCGAAGTTCGTGGAGAACATCGTGCAGGCCACCAGCCGCGACATTCTCTGCAATTCGATGAAGACGCTCCGCTGCTGCGCTATCTGTATGCATATCCATGACGAACTTGTCATTGAAGCCGATCCGCGCGTCTCGCTTGACGTCCTGTGTGAGCAGATGGGCCGCGTCCCTTCGTGGGCGGATGGTCTGGTGCTTCGCGCGGACGGGTATGTCTGCGATTTCTATAAGAAAGATTAACCGGTTTTCGTCAAAAGCGGTCCGTCTCCTCCAGTGGAAAGTGAGGCGGGCCGCTTTCTTGTTTGTCCGCCTGACTTTTTGAAAGGAGGATACCGGTTTGGATTACAGAAACTTTGAGGGCTATCCGGACCCGACATGCTGCGAGGCCTTAAGCCTCATCGAAATGGAGGAACGCAAGGCGCTCCGTGCGTTCCGGCCCATCATCTACGTCTGCTCACCGTACGCGGGAGACATCAAACACAACGTGGAGGCCGCACGCCGCTACTGCCGGTTCGCAGTCGAACAGGGCTATATCCCGATTGCACCGCATCTGCTGTTTCCGCAGTTCCTTGACGACACCGATCCGACTGAGCGTGAGCTCGGCTTGTTCTTCGGCAATGCGCTGATGAGCAAGTGCACGGAGGTATGGGTGTTCGGAAGCCATATTTCACGCGGCATGGCTGCGGAGATCCGGCGAGCCAGATGGAAAGGCCATCGTCTCCGCTATTTCACGGAGGATCTGAAGGAGGTGTACGACTGATGTTCACCATCTACACGTCCGACGCCTACCAGCAGGAATCCAACTGCACCTACCCGCACCCGATCCAGGTCACCGACGAGGCGAGCTTCCGAAAAGCCGTCTCGCATGACCACGTGTGCGCCAAGTACAGGAACAACTACCGCGGCAACGAGAACTTCATCTCATCGGACTGCCTGCCGGTCGACTGCGACAACGACCACTCCGAGAACCCTGCCGACTGGAAGACGCCTGCGGATATCGAGGCGGCGCTGCCCGGCGTGTTCTTCGCCGTCCACTACAGCCGCCACAACAACCGTCCCAAGGACGGGAAATCCGCAAGGCCGCGCTTCCATATCTTCTTCCAGATCGACCCGATCACGAACTACGAGGCGTATGCCGCATTGAAGCAGCTCCTGCACGACATATTCCCCTACTTGGACGGGAATGCGCTCGACGCGGCACGCTTCCTCTACGGGACAAGGAACCCGGAGGTCGAGTTCCATCCGGGAGGCAAGACGCTCACGGACTTCCTGTTCGGCGACGAGTTCGACAGGGACATGCCGGGCGGATATGAGAAGCAGTCCACGATTCCGGAGGGCAGCCGGAACAACACGATGTTCCACTGGGCAGTACGCTCCATGAAACGCTATGGCGATTCAGAGGAATCCAAGAACGCGTATTTCACGGAAGCGGAGAAATGCCAGCCGCCGCTCTCCACGGACGAGCTGAACCACATCTGGAAAAGCGCACAGAAATACTATGCGAAGATCGCAAGCCAGCCCGGCTACGTGAGCCCGCAGGAGTACAACAATCCGAATCCCGGCTGGGACGAGCCGCTGCCGTTCTCACGGTACACGATGGCACCCTTCCCGGTCGACGCTCTCCCGGAGCCCATCGCCAATTATGTGAAGGCCGTCGCGGAAAGCACGCAGACCTCTGTCGACATGGCAGGCTCGATCGCCATATCCGTTCTCTCGACCTGCCTTCAGAAGAAGTACCGGATTCAGGGCAAGTCCGACTGGGTGGAGCCGCTCAACACCTATGTGATCGTCATCGCCCCTCCGTCCGAGAGGAAGTCATCGGTCCTGCATCTCATGCTGCAGCCAGTCAACGACTACGAGGTCGAATACAACAAGACCAACGCTGCTGCGGTTGAGGCCGGACGCATGCAGAAGCGCGTGCTGGAGCGCAGGCAGAAGGCCCTCGAGGAGAAGGTCGCAAAAGGCACCGCCGACCCGGAGGAACTGGAGCGCATCGCACAGGAGGTCGCCGACTTCGAGGAGACAAACCCGCTGCAGCTCTACGTGGACGACATCACAACCGAGAAGCTCGTCTCCGTCATCGCAAGCAACCACGGACACGCCTCCCTGATCTCCAGTGAGGGCGGGATCTTCGACACCCTGTCCGGCATCTACACGCGGAACGTGAACATCGACGTCATGCTGAAAGGCTACTCGGGAGACACGATCCGCGTCGACCGAATCGGCAGGGACAGCGAAAGCATCATGGACCCGGCGCTCACCATCCTCCTGATGGCGCAGCCGAACGTCGTCTCCGCGGTCCTCAGCAACACGACCTTCCGCGGACGAGGCCTCACCGCAAGGTTCCTCTACAGCATGCCGGTCTCCAGCGTGGGAAGCAGACGATACCGGAGCGAGGCCGTGACCGACGGCATCTACCGCGCCTACGAGCGTCTGGTCGTAAACCTCCTGGACGACGAGTATCCGGAGAAGCCGCAAATCATAACACTCTCTCAGGAAGCGGACCAGGAGCTCGAGTCATTCGCGAACTGGCTGGAGCCGAAGCTCACGACCGACTATGCGGAGATGGCCGACTGGGCGGGAAAGCTCGTCGGCAACGTGCTGCGCATGTCCGGTCTCCTGTGCCGGGCTGGCATCTACCAGAGCCACGACTTCCTTGGCACCCACGGAGCGCTGACGGTCTCCGGCAAGACGATAGCCGACGCTATCCGGCTGGGCCGCTACTTCCTGAACCACGCGCAGGCCGCCTACTCCGTACTGCCGGAGGATGCGATGTACCGAAACGCGGACATGATCCTGCAGCGGATCAAGGAGCAAAAGCTCACCGCTTTTGACCGGCGTGCCGCGATGCGCATGTGCCGCACCTTCAAGACGGTCGACTCCATCCAGCCGGTGCTGGACTTCCTCGAGGACTACGGGTACATCGCACAGAAGCCCCAGAAGTATTCAGGCACGGGCAGACCGCCGCTTCCGAAGTATGCCGTCAATCCGAAGTTCCATGAGAAGTAGGATTTTTGTCATTCCGTCCTATGCCTGTCCTGCCCTTCAGGACAGTTCTTGGGACAGGAAAACATCAGGAAACACACGGGTTTCAGGGTTCTGTCCCTTTTGTCCGAGCCCCTATAAAAAGCCAAAAAGAATTATTTATTCTCAATTCTTCTACCAAACCATTTTTGTTTACGGA